GTACGTCATGGCTTCGTATTTGGAGACGGCTCGCTCTATAACAAGGGCAAGCAGGCGGTAGCCAACTTCTACGGTCCGAAGGCCAGCGATATGCTGAAGTACTTCGAAGGGCACGGCTCCCCCGCGTGCAAATACCCGGAGTACAACCTTCAGAAGGTGCACGGACTCCCTACCCATTACAAGTCGCTCCCGGCCCCAACAGAGTCGGCGGAGTACTGGTATGGATTCATTAGCGGATTCCTGGCAGCCGACGGCTCCGTAGATACTTACGGCTGCTGCGTACTGACGCAAACTACGAAAGCTACGTTAGAGGCTATCGAGCGCCAGCTCCCCCGTATCGGTATGGCGAGCGGCCCACTTCGGAGTCAACACCGGGTTGCGGACCTCTCCGCGTATAACGGCACCCCGGACTCGGTGTATGAGGGGGATGTCTATTATCTCACCTTACTGAAGCAGTTTATGCTTCCGCAGGACATTTTGCGAGCAAGCCACCTGACTAAGTTTGAGGAGAATTGGAAGCCCTCTAATTATGGTAAGTTCATAGGTGTTAAGCGAGTTCAGGAAACTGGGATCGTTGATGAGGTGTTTTGCTGTGTTGAGCACGAAACTCACTCGTTTGTGCTTGACGGCGGGATCCTCACGGGGAACTGTTACGGTAATAATTTCATCAGTCTCTACCTCCCGTTTAAGCGGTTCGCGAGGTGTACCAGTTGCAGCTTTGAACAGCCGATCACGGAAGTGGACTACCGGGTTCAGTTCACCGCCCACGCTCCACACGTCATCTGGCACCGCTTATCGGGCTGCCCACGTTGTCAGGACACCAGCGCGTACAAGGTCATTGACCGCCGCGATCCAGACTTATCCCGTATTCGATTGAACCGGTATGATCCCAATGATATGGAGATCTCTCAGAACCGGTTCTCCTTGCGGAAGGAGTTTCGTTGGAAGATCCCGGAGGAAGTCCGTAACGATATCCAGAGCGGCGCACGCATTCACTTGGACGACACCCCCTTGGAAGTGTTGGAAGCGGTCGCAGTCGGCGGCAAGCTCTTGTTCGACGATGAGATGATGTTGCACCAGGATGAGCAAACGGTGTCCGGTGTTCGTACGTTTGGCTGGGGCCTCCCCCGCTCGATCTCGAACTTCCGGACTGCATGGCTCCAGCAGCTGACCAACAAGATGGACCAGGCTGTCGCCATGGACTACACCCTCGGCCGGCGCGTGATCTCACCCACGCCGACTCCCGGCGGTACGGATCCGATGCAGACGAGTAACAACGAGAACTTCGTGAATCGTGTGCAGGCGATGTTCGCGCAAAGCCGGAACAATCCCGTGGGCGTCTATACCTCACCCTATCCCCTGCAGTACCAGTTCCTGGGCGGGGAAGGGGACAAGCTCCTGCCTCCAGAGAAGCTCCGTTTCCGTCAGCAGGAATACCTCAATCAGTTGGGTGTCCCACTCGAATACCATCAGATGACGCTCTCGGTACAGGCCGCGCCCATGGCCCTCCGTCTGTTCGAAGCCTACTGGCAGTCCGTGCCGTCGTTCTACAACCGCACGCTCCAGTGGATCGTGGGTATTATCGCGCGCGTGTACGACCTCAAGGGTACGAAGGTGGAGATGATCAAGACCACCCTCGCGGACGACATGGAACGCAAGGCCGTTCTCTTGCAGCTCATGTCCGCCAACCAGCTCTCGCCCGAGACCGCGCTCGAACCCTTTGGCGTGGACGCCCACGAAGAAGTCAAGCGTACCTACAAGCACCAGGACTACGTTACCCGGGTGCAGAAGGAATACGCGGACAAGGAAGCCCGCCGCCAGGAAATGGGGGCACTCTCTGCCCAGACGGTCAACCCCACTCCGACGTCCATCATGCAACAGCAGGAAGCTGCCGCCGCTGGACAGGGTGGGGCGCCCGCGCCAGGCACGCCTATGGGTGGCGCCCCTATGGGCGGGCTACCTGGAACAGGGCCTACGGCCAACACCTTGGGCGAGATGGAGGGCCAGGCCGAGGGCATCGCCCAACAACTGGTCACCACGGACGAGTACAGCCGCAAGCAGGAACTCAAAGCCCTGCGCGAAGGGAACAAGTCCCTGCACGCACTGGTTATGGCCGCGATGGACCGCGTCCGTGGTCAGGCGCGTAGTCAGGGCGGTCAAATGCTTCTCCAGCAGGGCGGCCCCAATCCCCCGGCTTGATCTTGTGTGCGTATTACTAACAGCTAACATCTCCGTACGAGGTCCACATGGCTTATTCGAATCCAACTGCTGCTACTAACCGCGCCAGTACCCCGCCGGTCACCCCAGGTAAACCCGGTATGCCGGCAGCTAAGGCTGCTACCGAAGGTGGTGCTATGGCCAAGCTCACGGGCATGCTGAGTCAGGGCTACGACGGTGCCAAGGACTTGGGCGGCAAGGCTTGGGACGGCGCCAAGGACCTAGGCGGCAAGGCAGTGGACTACTCGAAAGCGAATCCGGGTAAGGCCCTTGCATTCGGCGCTGGCGCTGTTGGTACTGCCGCCCTCCTGGCGTACATCCTGCGTAAGCGCAAGGCAGAGCCGAAGCGCAGCCGGTCGATGTACGCGTAAGCTGGAAAGCTCCCGTGCCTGACTTCATGGTTGAGAGACCCACACGGTTTCACACAACCGCATTCCGCCCTATCGCGAACCTCCTGCGTCAGCGAAAGTCGTCGGCATCGTTTGGGAAATCCGTCTTCATGAAAGGCGCGGCTTTCCAAACGGAGGAGGTCAATCCAAAGATCATGCCGGTGGTATCCAGCCTGCTCCAGAAAGATCAGGGGCTGCTCGAGAAGTACAAGCCCTTACTCGGCCTTCCTCCTGAGGCAACGCTGGAAGAGGTGATCTCCACCCTCAGTGCCCAGCCACAGACGGTAGCCAATTTACTCGAGAGCTACGCAGACATCCCCGGTGGGTCGCAGTACGCCGCGCTCGGACAGGCTCTTCGTGCGAGCCAGACCGGTAATCCGCGGATGTATGATAATGTCCAGAACACGGGTTTAGGTAGCAATCTCGCGGGTGCGGCTACAGACATAGGACTGGGGTCTACCCGTTTGGGGCAGCTTTTTCAGCTGCTTCCAAACGCTCCCCTTGCTCCCATACTTGGGGCCGCAGTTAATCCATATAACGTGGGATCCGATCCCGCGACAGAAGCTGCGTTAGGTCGGGTGGTGAGCTCACAACAGCTGGAGGCTGTCAATGCCCAGCTAGCGAACCCCCAGACTCCACCGGATGTGCGGCAGCAGTTAACCCAACAGGCGGAAGCTCTCCAGACCAGCATACGGCAGTCACTGGCAACTGCCCCCGCGCTGGACAAGGCCCCGGGATCTACGGACTCCATGGGGAAGCAGTTTGCGTCAAAAGCAACGAACACCTTGGAAGATCTTACGACGGCCGCTACTTCCAGATTAGCTACGAAGCTGGGACCGGCGGTGTCTTTCCTGATGAATCGACAGAACGCGGTGAACGAGGCCGCCGGCCGGGATAGTGCGAATCCCCAGGCTACGGGCACGGGTATGGCTGCGGCAGAAGCTGGAGCTTTTGCATCCCAGCTTTCTGCAGCCCGTAAGGTGTTTCAGGCGGCACCGATTGCGGCCAATGCTTCCCGTGCGGCGCAGGCTGGGCGGTTGTTGAAAGCCCTTCCGTCAGCGGGTAAATCATTCCTCCTCAATCCAGCCTCGCTCGCGATTCAGGGAGGGGCCAGTCTTTTCGAAGGGTTTAGCGCGGCGAACTCCGGCCAGGAGATGGACGCGATGTCGGAGGAGTGGGCGCAGCAGTTGGCAACGCAGATGCGTACGCCTGGAGGCTTCAAGGACTTCACTCGTAATGTGCTAGGGGCTGGCCTTGCTGGCGCGACGTCGTTTTCTACCGCGGACAAGCGTCAGTTTCGCGCGGGTGCCGCACGGTTCATGTCCAACACCCCTCCAGAGATTCAGGAACGGGCGGAACAGATACTGCTGAGGAACGACTACGACCAAGCGCAGCACACGTATACCCAGGAGCTGGCGCAGAACTTCCCCCAGATGTCACCCGATCAGATATCGTCGATGGCTAAGGAAGCGGCTGAGCGCTCTGCTCTTTTCCGGAGTGGGCGTATGGGAAGGACGTTGCCGGCGTCGGTAACGGTGGATAACGGCGGTGAGCCGCTAACTATCGATCTCCAGACTCTTCAGCCGGTGTTGGCGGCCATGCCCGAAACCCAGCGGAAGGCATTCACCAAATTGTTCACTTACGCACCCGAAGCCGCGCTTCAGCTGATTGACGGGAACGGACAAGCTCCGGGGGCAACCCCAGCGACGGCCGAGGTCTCTCTCTCGCCCATTGTGAAC